TTTACGTGGCCTAATTGCAGAGAATAGAAAATCATATTGCATCTTTGCTGGTAGCTGATGACGCATATTCATTTCGTTCGTAAGCAATACTGTATCTTTAAATTGTGATAGTCCTCGATTAATTATGAATGGTACGTATTGTTTAGATGGTGTGTCGGGACTAATCATCTCTTCGCCTTCATATGCTTTACAATCTTTTAATAGATTAGGCTTATGTTCATTAATACTTTTAATGAAATCAAATGGTGTTAGTTTGTCGGCCATAGTTTTTCAAAGTAGTAGTGTACGAATGTCATAATGAAAGAAAGGAATATTCCAAATAGAGTAACGTGCCAATCTCCAAACCAAAGTCGTGCCATAAGCGTACATAATACAACTGATAGTATTCTCCATGCAATTACTTTTGTAGTTATTTCCACTGTGATGATGCCATGATTTCAGTTAAGCAAGCAACGATGTTTAATTCTCGATCACTTACGAATGCTGCCTTGTATTGATAGTCAGCAAGAATAAGAATGATAGAAGGAATCGATTGGCCTTCAGCATAATCATATAAGCTATCGTAGATCTTACGGAATATGACAGCTGAATCAACATCAGAGTTGTTTGTTACCCAACTTCGCATACTCTTGAAGTCTTTGCCTTTCAAATATGATATAAGCTGAGCCACGCTTTGGTCCGACATATCTATTAGAATATCAGGAGTAATCTCGCCAGAGGCAGAGTATCGTTGACACTCGTTAAGAACTCTACGCCAGTCAGGAGCATAGCGCATAATCAGATCAGCAAGTACTTTGTTATTGTACTTGATACCTTGCTTATCGAGAATATCTTGCAACCTAACCATGAAGTCTCGTGCTAAGGTTGCGAGCTGCTTCTTATTCGTGTTGAACTCAATCACTGAACAACGAGAATGAAGTGGTTCAATAATACGATTCTTAAAGTTGCATGTAAGTATGAACCGACAATTAGAACTAAACTCCTCGATGAAGCCACGTAATGCAGGTTGTGTAGACTGCGCATTCAGATAATCAGCTTCGTCAAGAATAACAACCTTATACTTGCCACCTTGTAACGAGACAGTAGATGCAAATTGTTTAATCTTCGAACGAAGGACATCAATGCCGCTTTCTTCAGACGAGTTGATTAGAAGATATTCTAAGTCAAGCTCATTGCATAATGCTCTTGCGACTGTGGTCTTTCCTAATCCAGCAGTACCAGCTAATAGCATATTATGCAATTCACCATGCTTAACTACTTCAATAAATGTTTCCTTTAACGACTGTGGAAGAATGCATTCTTCAATAGTCTTTGGACGATACTTCTCAACCCACAGGAATTCATTTTGATTTGTCATAATATAATTATACCCTAAGATAAGGTATTTGTAAATAAAAAGGTGAGCAGTTGTTAAGACTTGCTCAGGTCTCCGCGAGTATTACTCAGCGGTTTCTTCAACTACTTCTTCTTCAGTAGCTTCTTCAGTAGCTTCACCTTCTTCTTTGGCAGGAGCGTGATGTTGTACGAATGCATTGATTCGATCACGTAGCTGACCAACAGATGATAGCTCTTCGCCGCGGAATGCTCCACGTTGAGTACATACATCGATTACTTGCAATGCTGCACTAAAATCAGCTAGACTGATTTGCGGTTCGTTATTTTCAGGCTCCGTTGCTGGAGCTTCTTGTGTATTTGTTTCTTCACTCATATGATTTAATATATGTTATTGTTTATTTGTTACGTAACGGATGTCTTCTCGAGAGCAATCCAATATTCAACTGAACTGTTATTTATACACTTCCAGTGTGAAATTAATTTAGAACTTACAGAAACTTCATAATCTCCGCTGATAAGTTTTAGATTTGAGATAAGGAATTGAAAATCAAATGCTGCATCAGCATCATAATCAGAAGCAATCTCATGTTGAAAGATATTCGAAGAGCTGCTACTCGGATCTTTTACTTGTAGGTATAGCTTAGGATCATTGGCGTTTGTAGTAATCGAAACAATAGGATGATTCAACGCTGCTCCAGCTCTGCGGATGTGATTAATAACTTCAGCTGATAGCTTAACATTCACATCTGCTTCAGGCATATTAACGCCTTTTTCTGGAGATGTGAGGATAGACTTATCAGCATATCGATACGTAAGAGATGTAAGATCTGATTTGATAGACACTGATTGATCACCAAAGACAAACTCTGGATCTTCAATAAGAGACAGCGCAGACAAGAATTCATTGAGATCATATATGCCAATGTCCTTATCAAAGGTTTCAGCTACCTCACATGATGCCATAATGTTTTTGGCTTCTGCGATGGTCGATAACTTATTACCTTGCTCGATCACGAGGTTCGGATTGATAGCTGAAAAGTTCTTCAGCACATCTAATGTTTCTTTACTAATTTTCATAATGTATATTATACTTTGTTTTTGTCTGTTTGTAAATAATAATTTTCAACAAAGAACATCATACAACAAATCGCGTGAGCTCCGTGGTGAATACCTGTTTCATCGTCATGTGTTTCGCCTTTCTTTAATGCCCAAAGGTGACGCTGAGCTGCAGCAAAATAACGATCATCAATGTTGTCAAGCTTTTTCCAATTGTGGCGTTCATACTTCTTTGCTCCAATTGTGAGTACCTTTACAGCATCTTCTAAAGCATTAGGTGGAATCAAAGAGTAATCAGGTTTGTTGTCATCAAACTTAATTCCTCCTTTGGCAGAGTTTTTCTTTGCAGACTTTGCTAATGTTGCCCACTCTTTTAGTTTTTCTTCTGTCATTATATTAATAAAAATTTGCCTACCTTCGAGGTTATGAGGCTCAAAGGTAGGACTTTCAGTTAGTTAGTTATGAATGTAACCTTAGTCACAAAGTATTAGGGAGTGTCTACCTCAGGGTTATAAGCTTCGTAGTCAGCGACATCAACGATCTCGCCATCTTCGGTCAATTGGCTTTCGTCAATCTTGGTGTAGAGGTCGAGGAACGCTGTACGTGTTTCTTCGTCGAAGCGATTGATGCACATCGAGATTGCTTTAGAGCGATCTTCGAAGATAGAGTATGTCTTAACGATGTGGCATAGACGACGAGTAGAGACAATCTCTTCGACACCATCAGCCTCAAAGGTCTTGCGTATAACGTTCGACCAAGCGATTAGCTTATCAGCAAACTCTTCGGCTTCAACACCGAACTTGCTCATGTGAGCCATCACGATCTTCTTCTCGATCATGGGTGAGGGAAACTCTTGATCGATCGCACATACGAATCGTTCGAGGAATGCATCGTCAATGATAGAAGCTGCAGTGAATCGACCATCGTCAGAGCCACGACCTTTGGTATTTGCTGTGGCAATCACATTGAAGCCTTCAGCAGGAGTGACCACTTGTCCAGTTTTCTTGAGCAAAACTGGATTGCCTTCAAGTACACCTTGCAGACACATGATCTTGTTCGTAGCACGATCGATTTCGTCGATGAGTAAGAGGCAACCACGTTCCATCGCTTTGATGATTGGTCCTTTTTGGAAAACTGTCTCGCCATTGATAAGGCGAAAACCACCGATCAAATCGTCTTCGTCGGTTTCAGGTGAAATTTGTACTCGAACGTACTCGCGCTTTGCCTTAGCACACGCTTGCTCGATCATCATGGTCTTACCATTTCCAGAAAGACCAGAGACATACACGGGGAAGAAGAGCTTCGACTTGATGATCTTCATAATCGTGTTATACTCTCCCCACTTGATGTATGTAGGATCTACCGATGGAACATAAATCTCATCGTTAGCGACAGAAGCAACACCTCGAAGTTCGACGTGGTTTGCGATTGCTGTCGAAGGAGCAGGTTCTGCTGCAGGTGTTGGAGCAGAAGGTGCATCAAGAGTATAAACACCGCGAGAGAGTTTATACATTTTGCGAATAACCTTGTAGGCATCGTTGTGGTCAATTCCAAGACCGTGAGCAATCTCAAGAATCTCTTGATTGCGGTAACTAAATTGCCCGCGAGATTTGAGGGCTTCTGTGAGGGTTTTGTTTTTATTCATAATTTATACTAATTAACTGTTATAGATATATTATACCATATCTGGGGTATTTGTACACTTTTTTATATCTCTGATAGGCAATGGTTTATGCACTTTGTATATAATAAGGTCCAAAATTTAAAAAATGTTAAGCAACCATTTCGGCGAACTTGGTGAGAATGATGCGGTTTTGGCGATTCTTAACATTGTGCTTTGCGTATGATCTCGCAAGTTGACTTTGAGCTGTACGATTGTTTGCGACTTCAGTACCATCGTAGTGGAACTCGCTTTCATCAATCTCGATATTGTCGGGAAGTAAGAAGTATGAATCATAACCTTTGCAATCGGTTGCGTGAAGGAAACCTTCTTTCTTGTACTTTTTCATATTTTGCGCTGAAGCATTATATCCAACCATCTCGCGAACTTTATTTCTTATAGCTGGTTTACCACTTGGAAGGAAGAAACCAATAAGAGTTGCACCAGTAGCTTGTTTAAGAATTTTTACAAGTTGATTAGTAGAACCATAACGACCGTATGTGTATTGCTTTCTATTAATATTCGTTGTAATTTTGCTTACACCGAAACCGCAACTGTGAGGCATGCAACCGTATGAATCACCATCGCTAAGTATTACTACATTGGTTTTTTGAACTGCATGCTTCTTGTTGAATTTATTAACGAGAGTATGAGCAGCAAGTAAGGTGTGATCAAGAGGTGTTCCACCAAGTTGTTCGTACTTTGAAGTGAACTGATCAGCAATGCGGTATTGAGAAAAGAGGACTTGATAAGCAACTGTCTTAAACGCTTGCTCGTACTCTGCTTTTTTCATATCGCTCGAGAACAATTCAGCGATAACAACACTTGACATATCGAACTCGTTTTCGTTTTGCTCGAGATTCGGGCTTTGATTATGAAGTGAAGTGAATGAAAAGACTTGAAATGGAATTCCAACCTTTTTGCAAAACTGAATAAGATTGAGTGTGTGCTCTAATACATCTTTGAGAACACCTGCCATCGAACCTGAGTAGTCGATAAAGAATATCATGCCGTGACTCTTAGCATCAGCCAAACGCATTGTGGTGCTGAAGATTTGATCATCGTATTTGTACTTGTGCAAGTTGTTTACATCAATGGTACCGTTACGAGACTCTTGAGCTCGTGAGTATTGGTATGATGCTTTACGACGCTCAAACTCGCGAGCAAGTACAGAAGCTCTTTTGTTTACAAGCTTCTTTAGCTTGATGTAACGATCGTTGTGAGTAGTCTTATGTTCATACTCGTTTGGTGCACCAGTGGTGAACAAATCTTCGATTTTTGGACGTGCAGCTAAAACCTTTTTGTAAGGAATAACACACTTATCAATCGTGCTCTTGAGTGGCATCATACCAATAGCAGTTTTGCCACCTTCTCGATCTTCTTCTTCTTGAATATTTTCATCAAAAGCTTTGAGTGTTTCAGACTTGTACTCTTCATCAAGAGTGTCGTCTTCATTTATGTCAGCAGCATCGCCAGCACCATCAGTGTAAGTTGATTCTCCAGTTGATTCTTCGTC